TTCCTGAGACGTGGAGGCGTTCGTCAACTGTAGTAGCGCCAATCCCTACTCGCTGTGACGAGTCAATCGTCATTGCATTAGTAAGACTATTCCCTGCATTGGTGGCAAATTGAAGGCTTGAAGTAAGCGGACCAGTACCAACAATGTTGGCAGTAATTTCCGCTACCTGAACGGCGCTAGTAGTTAAAGACGAATCAGTTGAAAATTCAAACTTGCCAAAGTTGCCAGAACCTGAATCAACTTTGATTCGGGTACGTCCATTTGTGCCGCCACCAATAACTAACTTTTGCCCAGGGTCACTAACCCCCAGACCTACCCTGTTATTGGTGGCATCAACGTAAAGCGTATTGCTGTCAATATCGACGTTGCCGTTGGCGTCAATCGTCAAGCGAGCCGTGCCACCCGTTGAAATTCCGACCTGATTGGCGCCGGGCGAATAGAAACCGGTGTCGGTGCCGCTGTCCTTGAAGTAGATCGACGGGGCGGCGGCGGTGCCGTTCTCGAAGGCAATGTTGGTCCACTCGCCATCCAACTGGTACAGCGTGATCCAAGCGTTGTTGGCGCTGTTCCGCATCTTCATCACGCCAGCGGTCGTATCCGCCCAGCGCATGAAGGCGTAAGTGGTTGCTGGCTCGGTCGCTCCGCTGTTCTGGGTGACGATTGCGGAAAGGCCGTTGTTGAGATCGGAACGGACGGCAGCGCCGGTGCCGTTAGCAATCACATAATCGTGCTGTGCCATGCCGAGTCCTTACAAGGACAGTATTTGTCCAACTTTAGCCGCCTCGGCCATAGCCAACCGCACTCCAGTTGAAATTACGGTTGACCGCTGTTCCACCCGAGTTTTTGAAGGTGACCGTGAAGCCGGTGCTGCTGATGCTGGTGACCTCAAAGTATTCGCCGCTTCCCATGTTCAAAGCCGTGATGCCGATGCTGGGCAAATAGGTGTTGACGCCGCCGAGGCTGGCCGTACCAACGAAAAACGGTTTGTCGAAGGTGATGGCCTTGGCGCCTGCTCCGCTGGCAATCGTGCCATTGCTGTTTTCGGTGCGTCGCTGCAACGTGGCGGTGTAGCCCAGCTCGTCGATCAGGATGTTCTGCGCCACGTCATTGGATTGCAACTCGGCTTGGAACTGGAACGCCCGTGCCTTGTAAGTGCCGCTGATGAACTCCTGATAGGCCGACCAAGTTGGTGTGCCGCTGGGGTTGTCGTCAGTGGTGCGAACCTTGAGGACAGCGTTGACACGGTTCACATCGGCGCCATCCCAGTTCAACCAGTCATCAACCAGACCGGAGCGGCCATCTAGCGTGTCGTTCGGCAGGAAACCACGGGTAACAAAATGGCGCGTCAGATCCAGTGAGAATGTGCTGCCGAGATCGAGTGCATTGGCGAAGCTGTAGGTGCCGGTGGACGTAATGTCGCCCATGAAGTCGAACGAAGTCAGCGCATCAACGTCGGGGACATCATCAAGCTGTTCCGTACCATCCAGTGTCAGCGCGTCGTAGCCGTCGTCATAGAAAACATCAACTTGGCTGCCTTGGAACGGCGGGCTGTCTTGATCTTCGCGGCGGGTTTGGACAATTAACTTACCTTGGGTTTCGGGCAGGTCAATGATGATGCTGGTTTCGTTGGGGCTAAGGCGTCCGCCATCATCAATAAAGCGAACAAAGATTTCACCTTCCACCAACGGGATTGTGGCGGTAGTTGCGTTTCCGGGAAGTGCAGGAACAAGGTCAACCGAATCGTTCCAGCTAGCAGAGCCGTCAGTTAGGGCAGAGTGGCGAACGTAAACCGCACCACCATTTACAACGTCGATTTCAAACGATGGTTCCCAGCTAAGGCGTGCTGTGTTGTCGCTCAGGACTTCAAGTTGCAGGTTTTGAACATCGGCGGGGTTAGCGGTTTTGCCAACCAAGTCAAATGTTGCCGTTGAAATTGGACCCGTCTTGCCTAAGGCGTTTTCAACTTGGATTTGAACGTAGAGCCTGCCTTCACGCAGTCTGGTTAAAGCAGTCGATGGAGCGGTTGTATTGATTCGCTGCCAGTTATCATTGTCCATCCGATATTGGACAACGTAATTATTGACTGCACCAGCAGGCGGGATCCAATCAAGTTGAAAACCAACAAGGGCGCTATTTCCTTCGGCGTAAAGGTATTCGTAACCGTTGATGCTGGATACAGCGCCCGGCGTTTGAGTAAGCGTTGAAATTGTGGGCGTTGTAATTACAAGATCGTCTTCAATGGAGGCGTAAATGGACTCGTTGTACGCCAATGCGGTTACGCCATAAATCCCGCCTTCAGCCTCAGCGACATTGAGGACGCGAAATTGCTGTGCTTCAACATCGCTGGTTTGAATCAGCCAGATGGCATTGGCGTTGGGTGCTTCGCTAAACGCGCTGCTGACATTAATCGTTGTGCCGGAAATGCTGCTGATGGTTTTGGTTTCCACCAAGCCATTGGGCATCAGCGCGGAAACCGTTGGGCTGTTGGATATATTGACGGTCAGATTGGTGCTGCTGTCAACGGTGATGGCAGTTGTGGTAGCAGAGCTGACGCGACCGCTACGGCGTGTCCCAGCCTTCATCGGATCGGCAATGTCAATTACCATCCCAGGGCGCAGGATGATACCGCTGTCGATTGAAACTGAGAAGGTGACGGTTTCGGTCAGGTTTTGTTCGCTCAGCAGCGCCCATTTTCCAGCACGGTGCGCTTGACCTTGGCTGTAGCAACCCAGCGCCTTGATGTCTTTGTTGATGATGCCGTATTTAGAAACGGCGCTTGCATCTTCAACGTATTCGTACTGAACTTCGCCAAGCGATTCGTAGGTCTGGTACGCAACAGTTGCCGTGGTATGACGTGCCTTTTGAGATGTGCCGCTGTAAACAAAAATGCCGTCAACAACGTTGCTTGGTCCTAGCAGGTATTGCGAATCGCCGGGTTTGTCCTGTTGCAACACAAGTGAGCCAGCACCGTAATAGGCAATGCCACGGAACAGGCTGGTCATCTCTTGGATGACGTTGTAAACCTCGTCGCGGCTATTGATTAGCAGGTTGCACGAGAAACGAGGCTCCAAGCCGCCCTTGCCGTTATCAACTAGTTCGTTGCAGTATTGGCTAATCGAATAAAAGTCGTAGCGGTCAAGGTTGCTGGTGGGAATACTGGCGCCATAGCGGGTATTGGTCAGCAGATCCCACAAGCACCAAGCCGGATCGTTCGTCCATGTTGCTGCGGCAAAAGTTCCGTCCCAGACACCGGCGTAGGTGATGCGACCCGGATACGTAGTGGTGTCAACCGTGGCGTTGCTTGGGACGGCAACCTTGATGCCACGAACCAGATATTTGCGGCTTGGGATGTTATTGAACTGGCGCGAGTCAAAACGCAGGAATGCCAGTGCGGAGTTTGGGTAGCGGAATCGCTGATCAATAATTTCGGTGTAGCTGTACCAGTACAGTTCGTTTTGTGTTCTGGCGGATGAGGCGTCATCGCTGGTGCGAACGACCTTGATGTCAACTGGGAACGCGCCAGTCAGTTCAAAGATGTAATCGCGCTGGTAACGGCTGCTGGTTTTGCCGGCAATCGTGTCAGAAAGAACGGTGTTAAAGCCGCCGCCGTTGTATTGAACTTTGATCTCTAGCGAGACGCTGGTCGCAAGGATGTCGCCGTTGGTCTGAAACTGTTGAAGGTTTGGGACAACAATGGTGACGCGGATTCGGTCAATGTTGTTGTTGGCAATCGAACGAGTTACAGGAAAATCTTTGGTGATTTCAACGTTGACGATGTTCTCACTTTCAGTGCCAATAATGTCCGGTATAACCGCCTGATCCTGCGTGCCATTGCGGGTAACAACGGTGTAGCCCGTGAAGTTAGGGCTGTCGTTGGCATCAACGATTGGCGTGCTATCGAGATAAATGCCCTTGGTGCTGTTTTCAATGCCTTGAATTTCGCCTTCACCAAGAAGGTCCAGCACATTGGCATATTGGACCGACTGGAGCGAATCGTCTGCCTCTGTTGGGGTTCGTTGTGCAGCACCACCGCCAGCACCTTTGCCGCCACCGCCACCTCCACCTCCACCAGCGCCAGCGATACCAAGACCGAGGCCGGCATTGTGGACGCGAACACCGTTGGCAATAAAGGTATGGTGACCTTCGACGGTCAGGTTGTAGACCGTGCCAGTGCAAAACTCGGTCTTGCTGATGATGGGGCGAAGGTGACCGTTGGCATCAACAAGGCAGTCGTCAGAACCGAGTGTGTCGATTTCGACGAAGGCGTTGAACTGGTTTAGAACCCAGTGGTTCGGGGTGGCATCAAGATGCTGTCCGCCCCAGAGCGTGTAACGAATGACGCGCTCGCCTTCGTGTTCGTGAACCTTGAGGATCTTGGCTTCGTGGACTTTGCCGGTGTGGTCAAAGCTCAGAACCAGATCGTCTGGCTGTAGTTCATCAATGCGGCGTTGGCCGCTGGGAACCGCGACGAGCGTATGCCCTAGGAAGCAACCGCCACCACCGCCACCACCAGAGCCAACAATTCGTGTCATATCAGTTGATCCACGTCAATACCAACAGAGATTACAGACGATCCGGTGAAGCAACGGCCATAAATAATTGGCACGGGCAAGCCTTGCTTTTCGGTGTTGACGATGCCCGAGAAAGTAAAGGATTCAAACTTTGCAGCATCACGTCCGCGTTCAAATGTGGCGGCAGAATTAAATGCGGAAGGAGAAAGGGCTTGAGCAATGCCTCCCAGAATTAACGCAGCACCAATGCCGCCGATTACCAGTGCAGCCGAAGAACCCAAAACAAAACCACTTGTGACTGCTGCACCAGCAACACCAGCAGTAGTACCAAATGCAGATGCACCAAGACCAAGAAAACCACCGGCAACAGGACCAGCAATAATTGCCAATGCCACCAAACCGATACCCGCAAAGATTTGTCCTACTCCACCGCCAGCTCCAGTTAGCACGGGTGTGATGCTGAACACTTCACGCTCACTCCATGGACATACGATCAGCTCTGCATTGCGTTCGGTGATCTTTTCCCTGCCAAGCGTGACGCGATAGCCAACGCCGTCTTGTTCGCTATCCATCAGCCACTTTTCAAGGCCGGGAAAGTTGACGCAGAGTGCCTTGAGCGCCTGCGCTGGCGTGTCGGCTTCAAACTGGAACCGGCATTGCCCCAGCTTTTTGCGGAGTGCGCCGTAGACCTTAACGACTTTCATGCCGCAGGACTCGGGCGGTGCTCTTCAAATAATAACCGCCGTATACGTCCCTGCTACTAAGCCGTTTCTGGACGTGGTGGATGATCAGTTGGTCACCTAGGTAGATGGCCGCGTGGTTGGGTAGGGGCGATTGCAGTTGCATGAGGATGGCGTCGCCGTATTGCAGCTCCTCCAGCGGGATCGGGTAAAAGCCTTCGTTGGCGAAGTTGTCTAGGTATAAATTCTCACCTCGTAGCCAGAACTCGTCGCGGCGGTCGTAGTCGCGGAGGTTTAGCCCAAATTCGCGGTTGTACCAGTCCCTGCAGAGCGTGTAACAGTCCACAACGCCAAAGACGAATTCGCGCCCCACGTAGGGCAGTTCAAAGCCTTCTGGCTCGCAATAGCCCCACTGTTCGGTCTGGGGATTGACGATGTGCCACGGCAAACCGGATTTTTCGCAGGCAACGCGGTCGGCTTGGGATGGTGCAGGGTTGGTCTTGGGGTGGCTATGCACCACGGCGACGATTTCGCCTTGTTCTTCGGCGGCAACGTAGTCGGCGGGATCCAGTACGAAATGTTCGTCTGGCGTTTCGGCCATGTTGCGGCAGGGGAAATACCGCTTACGACCCTTGACCACCGCCACCAATCCGCAGGATTCTTTGGGGAACTCAGCCTTGGCGTGTTCCAGTGCAGCAGCCTGTACGGATTCGGATAACTTCATTGGGTCAAACCTGCGCTAGGGAAGGAACCGAACGGCAAAACCGCAACGTCCCTAAACGTGTAGTTCTGATCAGGGGCAATAAAGGAATAGGTTTGCGAAGTGAAGGTTGGGATTTGGTAGAAGTCGTAGTTGTTGTAGGTGCTGCCAGAGTTAGGCGCCGAGTAGTTCAGGTAGACGTTATTGCCGCTGATCGAAGAAATTTGAGCCTTGGCGCTTTTGGGAATACCCGGACCAGTCACATATTGACCAACCGCAAGCGATGACACATTGGTTACATTCATCTGGGTTGTGTACGGTTCAACCCGAGTTTCAAAGCCTTGGACATTTTGATATTGCGGTCCAGCTTTATTGGCGCCAACAAGGACACGGCGATATACAGTTACACGCGTATATTGAGGAACCAGATTGCCTGATTTAGTGCCAACAGCGGTCAAGGTATCCCACAGATCCCAAGGCTGACCAAGGGTTAGCGTCGTTCCAGAAATTGAAAGGATCGTTGCATTCGGCGGCACATTTGGTCCGCTAACTTTCATGCCAATCGCAAGTCCGGTTGTATTGCTAACAATCAGATCAATGCGGTTGCTTTGAATTGTTCCGGTTTTTGTAATTGATGTGGTCGCCGTGGCATTGGCGCTCATGGTCACGGTTGTGCCACTGACAGCCGATACGGTTGTGCCGCTCGGTACGCCAAAGCCCTTTACTGAGGCGCCAACTTCAACGCCAAATGTTGCGCCAGTAACAATCATTTGATCGCTGCCAGCAGTAATTGATGCCTGACGGACAAACTGCCCAAAGCGGGCATTGCAACTTGAAATTCGTTTGCCGCATACATCGGCTGCCAGCGTTGCCACATTGTTGTCATTGGCGTCAAAGTAAATGCTGCCGGTGTAGCCGCACTCGGTGCTGCGGTATTTCCACTGGCAAATGTTGGCGATGATTTGGCGCTTGGGGATCATCACACCAGCGAGGTCAAATTTGCTGGCCAGCTCAAAACTCACGGAGTCGCGGTTTTCGCTTGCCTTCCGGTCTACGTACCAGACCTCATCGGGGAATTTGGCGTGAGGATCTGCCGCAGTCTCACCGTCTAGGTATTTCTTCAGAGTGCGGATGCGCTTGACCGTGGCGCCACCGAGGTCGTTACCGGGTGTAGTGGCGTTGACCAACAACAGCAGCGTGGTCATGGTGCCGTCCAAGTTGCTGATGGTCAGCGTGGGGCGCGGCAACGTGCCAGTGTTGCTGTATTCAAAGCCTTCAGCCTTGACGGGCAAGCGGAAATAGGCATTGCCGTTCCAGGTGATGTTGCCGCTCACGTTGGCGTTGCAGCCGTTGTGCCAGCGGTAGGTGTCGCTGCTGCCGTGCAGGGTGGCGTCCAGCGTCATCTCAAACAGTTCGATGATGGCGCTTGGTGCCAGTGCGGCCAGCTCCTCGTAGACGCTGCTAATCGCCGTCCAGACAACCGTGCCATCGGTGATGGTGCTGCCAATATCGGTTGGCCAAGCTGGTTGGGTGCTGGAGCTGGTGCCAGCCGTGGTGCACTGGAAAACAAGGCCAGACGCCTGCAAACTGCTGGCGCGGACAATATTGCCAACGCTGTAGGCAGTTGAACTAGCCCAAGCCGAGTACGCCATCAGGGTTCAAATACTTGTTGGAACGTAGCCGTAATAGTGGCGCGATTGTTGTACGTGATGGTTTTATTCCATTGCGGGCAAATCCACTTGTACGACGTTGCCTCGTCCGGTGGTGTCCAATCAAAGCTGGCGTTGTCAGCAGCGCGGTTGTTCAGAAAGGTTTCGATGGTATCAGCGTTGGTTTCGGTAATGTTCTGCCACGTCAGATCCCAGCTTTTAGGATTTTGATTGAGGCCGTAGGTCAGACGCTGCTGGTAGCCGTCACCAAACTGCACCGTGCGGACGTTGGGGCGGTTGTTCTTTTGAGCGCCGTAGGTTGGGTTGATAGCAGGAAAGGTAGCCATTAAGAGAGCAAGCCTCCTGGGCGCTTCTGTTTAATCAATTCTTGCTGTACCGCAAGACCAATCACCTTGCCGAGCTGGCTTGCCTGTCCAGGATCGCCCTGCACGCTACTACCGCCGGCGTCTACGTTCACCACCACGTTACCCATGCCACCAAAGCTGCCAGCAGGTGCGATACCACCGCTACGCCCAGGCATGAACAGTTCAGGACCACGCTCACCGACGAGGTAACCCTGACCAGCGGTAACGCTCCCACCCATGGCGCGCCTACCCAATGAGCCTGTAAGGAAACTGAAAAAGCCTCTTCCATCATTACCAGCCAAACCTTGCAAACCAGCTTGCAAAAACAAGTTTGCAAGCGAGTTCAGGACATTGCGCAATGAGTCGTTGAAATCATTTGTACCTTGAATTAGCCCGGTAATAGTTGAAGTAAATGTGCTCCCAATGGCATTGAGCAGTTGCTGTTCTTGTTGCAGTAAAAACTGACGCTCCAAAAGTTTTTTATTGACTTCTGTTTCGTCTTTTACCTTTTGAGCAGCAAGTTTAGGATCCGCGCCTTGTGCAACAAGTTCAGCAATTCGTCTGCGTTGATCTGCTTCCTCTTCACCTAGCGCAAGAATATTTTGTTTATACGCTATTTCTGCTGTAATTGGTTCTACTGCTTTAGCGGCATCTATAGCTTTTTGCTTCTCTGCCATCGCAAGTTCTTGAGCCGTTTGAATTTGACTTTGTTTTAATTGTTCGGCAATTTTTGCAATACCAATTTGCTTTTCAGCTAACGGTACAGAACTTTGCTCAATGGCATACGCCTGATGAAGAAGTTCTGTCTCACGACCTATTCCTTCAAGCCTGATACGATCTTCCTCATTTTTAGTAATCGCTGCCTGAGCTAGCAAACCTTGTAATTGAGTTTGCTGTTTAAGCAGCGCAAGCTCACGAGTAAGCTCAGGCACTTGACTCTCGCGTGGCTTTTTATTCTTTTGCTTGGTCAGTGGAT